GTAGGTGTCCCATACATTCACTTGCTCTATACCTCCGAAGAAGAGGCGTACTTAGCACGCAGTTTATTTAGGATAGAGATTGATCTAAACACCTTTCGTCTAACAACAATTACTTCGCAGTCGGGGTTTTGGATAAGGTATTCTAGTGACGAAATTAACTGAAGAACCAGTGGCTCGTTTTCGGCTAAGTCGATAAGCGCGTCACATCCAATTAGATCATCTCTTAGGTCTGTCATGTAGGTAACCAATGAGTCCTCGCCGCTCTCCTTGATCGGTAAGATCTTGAAGAAGAGGTCTATGAGGGATTTAAAGTAGACCGAAAGTACGACGGGCTTTGGTTTAAAACCTGTTGGCGTAGAACCCATTAAAAATGTAAGTCCTCTAGGTCATTATGAATATACGAGTATTCCCTCATCATGCTCGTAAATCTATGACCGGCCATTTCATGTGTTTCGCGTATCCGCAGGACAAGTTTTTCAGGAGAGAAGGTAGTAAAATCTCTTGTGTTTAAAAGATTCTCAAGACCATCCTGCTTGTACACGTATGGCTTAAGCCACTGTACCAGCATGCCTTCGGATACAATATCGGCAATCTCATCAAGATCGCCGTCATCTATGTCGACGTCAAACTCGCGGATGATATCATCGCCGGTGGTAGAAAAATCATACTTGCAGATGCTTCGGAATGCAGCGATTGCTCGCTTCATATAACCGTCCACAACGCTGTTTCTTTCGAAATCAAGCATACCTGCAAGATCATATTCTGTGACCTTTGATAGGAATGCTCCCGTGAATACGTCATATGATACACTCACGAAATCATCCTCCTTTACCGCTCGACGAGCTCAACGCCTAAGCATTTTTCTAAGGTGGCAATTACCTTATTAGAATCGATATCTCCTGAAGCAATCAGTTGCTTTGCTCTATACGATACGGACTTCTTCTGTCCTGCGGACATAGGTTCGATAGTCGCTTCGAGCTGAGAAGGGGACATTGAAAACAGTTTGTCGAAGTCATCGATTTTAACCGCATGCTTGTAGAACTGGGATACGCCTAAATAGTCGACAACCCACTCATCGTCAAACATGAACCAGTTATTGATGAAATACTTCTTATTGGAATTACGAGCGCTCTTTAGTTCGCTCAGTTCCATATCCTGTTCTGCACCAAACTCATCCCACTTCCAGCGTTCGCCTGTGCGCTTGCTCTTGTAATTTAATTCGCCCTGGAATCCATTGCGAACGGTGATGATTTGGTTCAAATCTATTTCTTTAGGTACAAAAATCTCCTTATGTTCAGCCACTTCCTGAACAACGGTTTCGACCACCTTTTCTTCAGACACGGGCTTTTCTTTTGCGGGTGCCTTTTTCTTAGTTGTAGTTTGATTTGACATTTTTCTTCCTTTCATACATAGGGTGGGGCGCTTACACACCCCACCCAAAATTCACTCCGTATAGAACTGAATTAAGCCAGTTCGTAGCGGCCAACACCGGAGTTGCCGCCTGCCAGTACGATACCGCAACCAAATTTTTCTGCGTAGAAATATTCCTGAGTCAGATCGCCATTGGTCAGAGGATCGCCCATGATTACCAGGGGATCGCCTTCGTAAACTCTGTTTTGTTTGCTATAGAGTCGCTAACTCTTGCGGGTCATGCCCCTCCATCTTTCGATAGAGCACAGACTATATCTTCACCCTCACGGGTGTCCACCACTTCGGACGCCAAACGCTTGCGTCCTACTCCCTCGAAGGGATAGTCGTTGAACCTTCCTCTGTTAGAGGCTTGGCTGCTGATTGCCCATTGTGAACCAGTGCTTAGGGTTTAACCTTACACCATCCCACTATTTCTTTCTGCTTTCGCAACCATCGCGTATAGTCCTGCTAGGACTTGCGCTGTGGTATAGTAGGCTTTAGGGTTTTCCAGCAATTCGATGGATATTTTTTCGAACACCTTTCGGTGAACGAAGGCTATTTACGCCGCGCACATGCGCAGGGATTTAACCTTAATGGGCTTGTCATCACCGGCAATTACGGTCAGGACTTCGTCGTCCATAACGAATTCGGTGGAGCCCAGCTTGTGTCTCTGGGGAGTCATTACTACAGGGGTGCCGAAGAACTTGCCAACATAACCCATGTTGTACATGTCGTTCATAGCAGCATCGCTCTGTACAGAGGGCATCAGAGCTCTCAGAGCCTTCTTGGTACCCAGAATGGTTGCAGTCTTGCCGCCTGCAGCAGCTTCAACATGAGAAACCAGATCCAGCAGGGCTTCTTCGTCATAAGCACCAGCGGTGGGGAAGAAGGTTACGCCGCCCAGCTGTTCAGCGGTAGCGCCGTTCCATACTGCATGGATTTCATCCAGCAGGGACTTGCGGAAGGATTCAGCAACCTTGTTGATCATTTCGTTGAAGTCTACACGACCAGACAGAACTCTGTTCAGTTCTTCGTAGATCTTTACAACCTTCAGCTTTGTGGGGATGGAAACTTCGGTGGAACCACCCAGACGCTGTCTGCGGATACCCTGAGTACCATCAGCTGCTTCAGCAACGAAGAACAGAGTGCTGTCTTCTACTCTGAAAACATTCTGATCGCCTTCAGCAACGTTTCTGAAGTCTACCAGAGACATGAAGAATTCGTCGCCCTGCAGACCTTCGATTACGGTGCGGCTCAGAACTTCTTCGATCAGAGCGAACAGACCCTGGCACTTGCCGTCACGGATGTCCTTGTAGTTCAGCTTGGTGCTGCCGCCGTTCAGTTCGACCAGTGCCTGACGCAGGGTTTCGGTGGTTTCGCTCTTGGAGTATTTTTCTACTCTGCCGTGATAGTTATCTACGGCGAGTCTTACGATGTCTTTCATATCAGCCATTTCGATTCTCTCCTTTCAATTAGTTTTCGGTCTTGCCGATTTCGATGGTGTAGTAGGTGTATCTACCAGCAACTTCGGAAGCTACGCACTTACCAAAGCCAGTACCTGCAGCATCCAGCTTGCCGCCTTCGCCGATACCAACTTCTGCGCCAACTTCAGGAACAGTGCCGCCTACGAAACCTTCCTTGGTCAGAGAGAACATGTTTCTGCTTCTGGGAACGTAGCCACGAACAGCCTTGCCCTTTTCATTGATGTATTCGTCCAGGTTTACCTTTCTTTCGTCATACATCACTTCAACGCCAGCTACGATTGCGCAGGAATTCAGATCGGAAGAAGAAGTAGCGGCAACAGCCTTTCTAACTTCTCTCTGGTCTTCTTCGAAGCCCTGCAGTTCAACGATAACACCGTTTTCGATCTCTGCCATTTCGCCTTCTGCGTTATAGAAGCGCAGGGAAACGAGGTCAGCTGCGTTGTTAACAGCGCTCATGAGATCGGTGCGAATTACACAGTAACTCATACTTGTTTACCTCCTAATTTTTTGTAAAATAAAACAGCGGTGCGAGACGCTTGCCGCTGGTTGCACTCGGTTTTCCGAGGACTATTCAGTTGTTACTATCTGAAGCCGTACTTCTGGAACAGACCACCATACAGTTCTGTTTCAGCAGGGACATCAGCCTGTTCCACCTTAATCTTAGGTGCTCCGCCAGAGAGACTAAACTTTTCAATAGAAGTCTGTCTTCCACGGATTGCATAGCATTTTTCTTCCAGCTCTTCGACGGAATATTCTTTGTGGTCTTCCTTCAGCTTATCAAATGCTTCTACGCCACTTAAGGATTCGAATCTATCCAGCACTTCCATGCGTTGTTCTTCGACCTTTGCATTTTCGGTTTCAGCCTTAAAATCACGCAGAGATTCTACTTCATCAGACAATGCCTGATATTTTTGGGACAGATCTTTAAACACGTCTTCGAAAGCAGCGGTTTCATCTCCTTCGTCGAAGTCGACGATTTCGTACTTCTTGCGCTTCTTGCTTTCGAAGTCGATGATAACTCTGTCACCGTTCATGGAGTACTTGAAGCCATACAGCTTCCAGTCTTCTACGTCGTGGCAGTATACCTCGGACAGCTCGTAGTCATAATTTACGTAGTAGTACTTGAACATTTCACCAAAGCAAGTTTCTACTGTGATCTGGTGGAGTGCGTCAAGAAGTTCCATTTCAAATTCACTTGAAAGTGTAAACCTTTCCTCTACGACTTCGTCTTCGGGTTCTTCGGCGGGTTCGTCGACAGGATCCTCTTCTTCAGATTCTTCGTCTTCCGCGCCGCCATCTTCCTCAGACCCTTCTACGGGTTCTTCTTCAGGTTCCTGAACGGGTTCTTCCTCGGTCTGGTCTTCAACGACTTCAAACTTCTTACGTAGTTCTTCAACGGTTACATCTTCCAGATTAAAGTCCAGGCTTTCCTGAGAAATGCCGAGTTCTGCTAACAGTGCAATTTTTTCATCCAATGCCTTTTCTCCTCCTTCCATCGAAATTTGGGTATGGACAACCTCAGTGGAGGGTTGTTCTTTTGAAAATTCTTCCTTAAATTCCCGCATCATTTCAGCAAGTTCTTGCTTAAAGCTATCATGTGAGAACAGTTGAACCGAAGCCGACTCGTAGCACGGCTCTGCTGATCCTAGAAGGCAGAATGCTGTAAACTCAAAGTCGCTTATATGATAAACGCCGTCTACCATTCCGCCGCTTTTCACTGTAATCTCCATGCTTTCGTCTACGATGCCGTCAGCCTCGATTTTTCTGTATGCCTCCTGACGCTTCCAAAGGATTACATCAGTGCAAAGATACTCGTGGATGCCAGATTCGTCTTCGATTTCCTCCCACCATGTGCGTGCGCTTTCTGGAACTACGCCAACAGGGTGGGTGATGTTTGCTAGATACATACCTCCATCCGCAGAGGTTACTAACTCTACGTCATGTGAGCCTATCATATCTGTATCTCTGTCGTATCTACATACAACAGGGCAGTTATATATGGACGGCATGCATCTTTCAAAAGTCTCCTTGCTGATGAAGCTGTTATTGCGGTTCTTACCTACATACGCAACCCGAAGGACGCCCGAGTCGAATGACTTGTTTCGCTCAACCAGGTTCGTAATGCCGGAGGAGAACACAATACTCATATTTCTTTTACTCATATGAACAGTTCACCATCCAAAAATTAAAATAACCCGTGGGGTGCACGGGGTTAAAACGTAAGTGTATCGGTCACAACGTAAGGGCTGCTAGCCAATGCGAAGTCAAGCCGATCTTTATTTATGAACACATGAATTCCTTTTTCCTCGTTGGACTTTAGGAGTTCATATCCCATCGACATAAGTTTTTCTTTGCCTTCTTGGTCGAATACGTAAATGAAGTTTCCCATACGAACCTCCTATGCATCTTCGCGGTTTTGTTCGCCGCTTTCGCTAAGGTCGCCAACGTCCTTTTGTGGGGCACCACCTTCGTCTGTTGCTCCCTTTGAATCGTTTTTGCTTAACGTACTAGAACTCTTCAGCGGCTTAAACTTATCTGTCAAGCCGAGTACATCGTTTTCAAGGAAGTTCATGCTATCGAGCTCGGCTTGTCCAAGACCCTGAGACGCAGCGTACATCGAAAGGGTTGGGAAGCCGTGCTGTGCTGCCTTCAAATACATGTCACCCATTTCTTTGCGGTTGAATGGGCTGCAGTCTAAGAACGTTACCTTCCAATTCTTACCGTACGGCTGAGACTGGATGAACCGATTGACCATGTCTTCGATGCTCTTCACGATACCATATGTAATCGCTTGGTCCGCCTTGATAGAAAGCACAAGTGCGTTTGCGGAAGCTTTTTCGTTATTGAACAGAAGGGAGGATACGCCTGCTGCAGAGAACAAATTCTGCTCGGCATCCGCTACAGTGTTCGTATCGCCGGTATTCGTGCGCTCGAAACTGATCTTGCTGATATCCATTGGGGATAATACAGAGCCAATTTCTTCTGGGAGGACAGAGTCTAGGTTCTTCCAGAACTTCTTGGCCTTATCATAGTCGATCAGCCACTCACCCTTGTCGTTTACCTTCAGGCTCATTACCACCATTGCGTAGTTTTCAAGAGCGGTCTTAGTCATCTTTAAAGACTTGTAGTCTTCGATGTCGTATACCTCTCTTAAGATGCCGGCAAACGGTGGCATGGCGTATGTAAGGATGTCATTATTGCATTTGATCGCCCAGGAATTGGGTGAGGAGAGTTCCTGATATCTTGGTGCAACGCCGTTTTTGTATGAATCGTACTTGATTCTAAACTCTTCCGGATAGTAATCCAGATACGTTCTATTCGAATCAAAATAAGAGAAGTCAAATGTGACATTGGCGACATTGTTTTCTATAGTGTCTATCTTGCAATACTGTGACGGTAATTGCTGCACTGTAATATTGTCGTTGTTCACCCAAAACGTGCCATAAAACACATCTTCTCGCAGAACCACCGTAAGGACCTTTCTAAACTGTGTCACGACGTTCATGGACGACATGGCATTTAGGACCTTACGGTAGTTGCGATTAACAGATTTCAGATTCGCTGATTTCGGATCTGTTTTATACGGCGATACCACGTACGCTAGGTCAGATAGACCAGCAAAATACTGGATGAGTCTTCTGAAATGAGAGCTTGCACCATACATATAAACCACAGCATCCCGCAAACTTCTTTCGTTAGCAGCGGGGTTCTGTAAGTAATTTGAAATGTTATCCTTGGTGTAACGAGATAGTGCGCCAGAAGTCTTTTTCTGGTCGATATCTCTCAGGATCAGTCTGTTTATGGCAGCAAATCTTTCCGAGATACCAATCATACCTGCTTCGTCGATCTTTGGAGATCTGACTGTGACCGGTCTTTCTTCGGAAGAGCGTGAGCTTTGTGAATTAAAGGAGGAACTAGGAGGAGACTTTGGTGCTACAGATCTTGATTTCTTTTTGCCCATCTGATATCACCACCTTTCTATTTT